CGGTGTATCCGGTCAGGTCTTTCGGAGTCAGCGACATGACGAAGCCGCCAGATACGTACGCAGGCCAGTCCTTGCCGTTGTCGTCAACCGGTGTGACGTCGTTAAGCTCAAGCGTGTTTGCATCGATCACCGTCAGCACGTGGTAGTCGGAGGCTCGCGGAGGGGAATTCTTGGCGTTGATCTGCCTTGGTCCGATAACCCCATAGATGGCGCCTTGCCAGCCATCCGGCCTGCCGTGGGACGGAGCCGTAATCCTGGGCGCGCCAGTGGCAAACGAGATGCCAGTGATCGCCGTACGCACGAATGGCTCGACCCCCCACCGCACCGCCATGGCGAATGTTTTCCCTTTGGGTATAAGAATCTCTTTCATAGCACCCTCGCAAACGCTGCGTGCGTATTTACAGCAGCTTTGTTGCGCACATACGCAGCCTCTTCCGCTGTGGCAAAACACCCAAGGTGTGTGATTTTGCCGAGGTTGCACAACACCGCCTTATAACGACCACTCTTCATCTTGAACACGCCGCGCGGAACACCTAATTGCCCTGCCATGCGCTTGCGCGGCTTGCTGTTTGCCATGTTCTGCGAGTGTGTTGCAGGGCGAAGGTTGTCAAGAGAGTTGTTCAGCGGATTTCCATCAACATGGTCGATGATCTTTGGAACGTCGCCGCGATTCATCGCCCAGATGACGCGGTGAACGTACTGATACTTGGCAAAAACCTTGACCGCGCGCCTGCCGTTTTTATCGACTCGTCCTGCCTCGTTGCCGGCGTGCGATGTGTTAAAAATCTTTTCTGCGCGCGCACTGGCAAAATGAGACGCAGGGCGCCGCTTCCACCACAACTTCTCGCCGTCGTAGTAGAACATCTCATGTAACACGTCGGCGCCGGGCAGCGTCTTCTGGATCAGGATTTCTTTAAGTGCCATAGACGCCTCTCTTTTCGCAGTATAACAGTTCGCACGTTTTGAGCCAGTGCCTGCGCCAGCTCCCGCTGGTTGCGATCATGCCTAGGCCGCGCTTGTAGTCAGACGTCAAGTCCATCCTCGTTCCTCTGGTTGAAATAGTCCCGAATGTCATCGCGCAATTGCGGCTTGTTGCCGGCAAGCTGCCATAACCCCTGAGCGTCACGGATGAGATCTTCATTCGGGTCGAAATTGTTGCGGGTTAGGATTTGCCAGCGGTCTACGTATTTGCGGTCGCGTTTGGCCCCGTGCCAGTAGTGCAGCAGGAGGCCGGGGACATACCCGATATTCTGCCGGACTGATCGAAACGCACGCTCCTGCCAGCGCCGCCAGTAGCGGCAATATGGCTCGGACATCTGCCCATGAATCGACTCGTCCACCCGGGTGATGAGCGCACAAGCCATGTGATGATCGCCGCTCCCGAGGATGCCAATATCGCCGAGCAGGCCAACATCACTCAACGCCGAGCGCCGAGCGGCCCAGGCATAGCCGGGATGCCACTGATGCCCGCCTGCTGTGTACTTTCCGCGCTTGGAGTTGACGATGCGTGGAAATGGATCACCCTGGCGGTAGGAGTAGCAGAATGACCTGAATTGCTGGATCGGTTCTCCGTTCGGCCCAAGGTCTTGCGCGTGGCTGAATAACTGCACGATGCTGTAAGTTTGCAACTGGTGCAGCGTCTCGTAGACCCAATCTGGCCGGCTGAAAGTCACATCCGCGTCTATCCAGGCCACATACTCCCAGTCAGCCGGTAGCGCTCTGATGCCGATGTTGATGAGGTTTTCCTTGTGCCACAACTGGTCTGGCGACCGCACCTGCACGACATTCGGCCCCGGCGTGGTGACTTCGAAGTGCCTGTCACGCAAGGCCAGTTCCACTGTTGTCAGGATAGCCCCGGAGTCCTCGACATATTTCGCAAATTGGCGAAACAGCTCATAGCGCGTCCGGAAGCGGCTCGGGTTGCTGATGACCGCAACCACGTGCAGCGGCTCGGATATCGGCTGCACGTGCGTCCGGTGGATCGCCGGGTTGACCTCGATCCTCTGGCTAGCATGCGCTTCTGGAGTGATGATTTTCATGAGATCAGATTTTTCTTCGCAGTCGCGTAAGCGGCTGCAAGGGCAGCGCAGATACCGATAAACCACGAGGCAACCTTGGCCATCAGCTTCGAGCCTTTCCAGATCGTGACCATCTCGATCACAGACTCATTGGTCTCTGATGCCTCTACAATGTGTGTATTCAGCTTCTCTGTGACCGAGTGCAGATCGGACTTGATCTCGCTTAGCGCCTTGTCTTGGTGTCCGAGCCGGTACAGGATCAGGAGTAGCGGACGCTCTTCCAGCTCGGAGAAGTCCCGCCCGGTATTAACCGCCTCGAACACCTCTTGTTCAAGGTGTCGTGCTTCATGTTCTACCATTGGGGTCCCCGTGGAAGTAATAGTCTGCGAGCGCCTGCTCCTTGGTCACCCACGTATGCACCGCGATTGCCTTGTAATGGACCACGACGTAGCGCCCGGAAAAGATCAGGGCCATGTCGTCAGCGGTCCACAACCTGCTTTTGGGCGGGATGTACTCGATTGATCTGTACCTCCGGAACCCCGTGCGCTCTGCATAGCCGAAATGCGGCACCAGCCCCAAAAACGAGTGGGATCTGCGTACTCCGGCCCACCCATGTCCGCGGAACTGTATCCATAGCCACATTGCCACAAGCCAGCAATTCAGCATTGTGCGCCTGGCCATTCATTTTCCGATGTCCGGCCACAGCAACCCCTGGCGCATCGGCCTCGTGCCGACGCGGGGAGAGGTCGCGTAGATCGCCCAGAGGTTGAACAACAGCGCCACACCAGAGCTAATAACTATGGGGAATTGGTCTTCCGCAAACGGCACGTTCACACCGCAAGCCTTTGCAATCTCAAGTAGTGAGACAAGCAGAATGGTAGCGGCGCCGGCAAGTGCCGAGCGATTCTTCCATGTCGCCGCGTTGGCGATCTCTTCTCCGGCCTTGAGCGCCCGGATGAATGCTGGAACAGGGATCATGTGTTTCTCGCTTTCTTGGCTTTGTCGAGTTGCCCAATTGCAACCAGCAAGATCATTCCCGCCTCGCTGAGCAGGTCGGAGGCGTCCTGGCTGCCGTCAAGACCGCCAGCAATTGCGCGGTCTTCGTCGTCGCGAATCTTGTGTATCTTCTCCCGCAGCTCCGCAAGCAACTCCATCGCACACTTGATACGCAGCCTGCGAACCTCGTTCATCGTATGTCCAATGCAATTGGTCGGCCTAGCCCCTCGTCTTCTTCAAGACGGGAGAGAAGCCTGTCAACACAATCATCCAGTGGAATGACGCTATTGCCGTGGCGTACTCGGCCCAGAACGATGTCGCACTCAGGAGTAGCTCCGATCCATCCGATACCAAGGGCATCAGGGAGGACACGCCCATGTCGGTGGGAGAACTGGATGATGACCTCATATCGTCCAACTGGTAGATGCGTGCGTCCATTTCCGGCCTCCACAAAGCAAAGGTACACGTTGTTCACGTACACCTTGCCATCAATGACAGTGAGGGTCACGCCTCAGTCACCGAGGTTGACTTCGTCGAGCGATGGTAGCTCCTCGACCTCCGGCTCCACCTTGGCTTTGTGCTCCACCTTGGCTTTGTGCTCCACCTTGGCTTTCAGTTTGCGCGGCGCAACAACCGGCTCCTCGAACTCGTTGAGGATCTCCAGCCCTTCGGGGGTAACGTCGAACCCACCGCCACCGTGGCATAGACCGACCATGATGTGCTCGCCGCGATGCACGAGGATGCCGCCCGGTACCGGTTGGGCTTCGTCGCCAAGAGCTGCCATTACTTCGCCATACGTCCAAGACATTTTGTTCTCCTGATATGAAAATGGGGGGCCGAGGCTCCCCATCATTGTACTGCAGGTTAGCCGCTGATAACACGCGTCCAAACGTCATTGCCCCAACAGATGAAAATCTGGTGTTGGGTCTTTTCGTTCGTTGTGGCGAGCGAAACAGCGGCGCCGGCGGAACCACCTGCGATGGTGCCTGTAGCGGTAGCCGGGTACACAGCCAGCGCGCTGGCGCCGCTGTTCTGGACGACGACCATGTCGCCGGCGGCAGCGTTAGCCGGCAGAGATACGCCGGTGGAGGCGGCGGCGGTAGTGACCTTATTGAACTTGCTGGTCAGGACAGTCGCCGTACCGAGGGTGGAGCCGGCAGCGGTGATGGCAACTGCGGCGGAATCGTTATATCCAATCATGTTGTTTCTCCTGAAAAGGTAAAGCAGGGGGCCGAAGCCCCCGGTGCTTAGTAGACGACGGCGATAGCCAGCGCTTCGGGTTTGACCACCTTCGTGCCATAGACCTGCAGGCCACGGACCAGATCACCGAAGTCGGACGGGTTGCGCACGGTCTCGGTTTTGGTGAATTGCGAAGCGAAGGTAACAGCAGACTTGTGGCCGGCGATCAGGACGCGACGCTTGTTGGCGTTGGTGGTTGCAACCGTGGTGCTCTGGGTGCCATCACCGGAAATCCAGAGCGTACCGTTGGCGGCGACGCGCGGCAGGTTGTTCGAGACGTAGACCGTGAAGCGGTCGATCTCGCCGATCTGGCCGCTACGCTGAATGGACTTGCTGTCGCCCATGAACTGCGCTTGCGCGAGGTTCGAGGACATCAAATCCTGGCGGGTCTGCGGGTCGATGACGAGGAAGCGATCCGACTCGGGCATATTCTGCTCGTCCAGCACGCCGGACATCTTGGTCAGCAGGGCCAGCGAGGAGCCGCCCGTGATCTGGACCGGAGAGCCTTCAGTGCCGAGGTTGTACGCGGCGGAGTTCTTGCCGGCGGTAGCGCCCTTGTTGGCGGCAGCGCCGTTCAGGAACGTGTCGTAGAAGCAGTTCGAGTCAACAGCGACCTTCATCTGCATGCCGGCGTCGTTCGAGAACATGTCGAGCAGCTTCGGCTGCGATTGCATGGCGAGCAGGTCATTGAGCTGGAATGCGAAGCTCTTGCCCTTGTCGATGGTCAGCTCGATGGTGCCCGGAGTCGGAGCTTGGTAGGTCAGGCCAGCGCCAACGACGTAGTTCGAGATCGCGATGTCCGGAATATTCTGGATCACAACCTTGTCGCCGATGTTGCTGATGTCGCCTTCCCAGTTGGTGTTGGAAACGGCAGCGAACGTCGATGCGGTATAGAACTTTGCCAATTACCGAAAAGTAGCCGCTTCATCTACTTTCCGTCTCCGACTGTCGCATAACCCTACGTGTTTCGTGCGCCTTGTACGCAGCCCGAGACAATTCCTCTGGCGAACGCTCTTGCTTCGGCAAATCACGGATGCGCTGAAATAGCGCGTCAACGTCTGGTTTCGGTTCATTCAGTCTGTGCGGGTGCGCTTTCAAGTGCTTCAATGCAGCTTTAATGCTTTCTCCGTCGCGGAGGTGTCCCATTGCTGCGCACTTCAGGATGATCCTAATCTGGTCCTGCTTCACTACCATGTGCTCCACTATCTCGGCGAAAATCTCCTTGATCTTGGACGCCTGTAACGAAATCGCCAACTGCTTGACGCATCCATCACACATGTCGTGTATAGCACCACCAAAGGCTTTCTGGACGGTCTCTATTCCTTCCGTGTCGAAGTTCGACGCAGCTATGTGGAGAACCATTGCGGCCTGCCCGTATGGCTTGCGTAGGGCGGTAACGGAGACGCAACCGTCGCCGTCTATATACCCTGCAAGCCACTTGCGCGTTGGGTGCTTTGGCAGCGGAAGAGACCGCTGCTTACGCTGAATCTTCAGATACTCACGAACGCGGGGGATTTCTTCGCGCTCTATCTGACGACTCGCTACATCCAGACACACATCAGCATAATGCCGCTTGATGACCAGAAACTTACGAATCCTGTTGAGGATGGCCATACATTGGCGGTTGCCGCTGTACGAGAGCTTGGTGTAGCTAACGCCTTTTACAAAGTCGTAGCTGATACACCCGCCCCAGTCCATGTGGATTCGATGAAGTACCTCATCCTGTAGGGTTGCTTGACTGAAATTGATGCGTAGTTGCGGCGTCTTGCAGTCTGCCACGAACACCACGCTAACACTTCCGTCTGCGTCAAAGAACCCTGCTACGTATTTCTCACTTAGCGTTGCCATCCGGCTGCTCCTAAGTATTTACGCTTCCCTCGGGTTTTCAGTGCCTCGGCACCGCGTTCCCGTTATTTAGAACCAATTTATACTGAACACAAACCCAAGGGTTAATTCAGTTTGCTCGACCAGATGGTCGGGATGAAGGTGCCGGAGTAGGCCGGCGAGGTATTAAACGGGGAGCCTACGGGGTAGACCGCACCAGCGGTGATGGTAGCCATGAGCTATTTCTCCTAAAGTTTCACGTGGTTCACGGCCCCTGACAACATCAGAATCGCACGCGACCTTCGGCCAACGCCGTCTCAGCTTCCGCAATCAGCGCTTCATACTCTGCGCGCTCCATGCGTTGTCCGTTGCGGTGGTCGAGGGCGTCAGCGTACTCCTTGCCCGTCCAGATGCGCGAGGCACCTTCGGCTTGGGGCGTGGACGATCTGCTGCTGCTCGGGGCAACTTGACTATTGAGGTTCGGCTTCGCTCTGGTGGGGGCGGCTTTGCCAACACCGATGGAGTCCTTGAAAGCAGTAAGCTGCTCCACGACCACACCGGCGTCGAAACGGTTCAGCGCGTCGTTGGCAACTGCGCGGCGGGTAAAGCGGGTTCCCGGAACATTGGTATCCAGGAACGCATCCCATCGCGCGTCAACATTGACGGCGTCGAAGTCCGGGTGCGCTGCGTTGACCGCGTCCCAGAACTTGTCCGTTTCAGACTTGACCGCCTGCTTCTCGGCACGGTCGGCTTTTGCCGCGACGTCACCGAACCGCTGGTCAAGTTTGGCTGAGAACGCTTCGGACAGAGTCTTGAACTCCTCCCGCGCGGCTCGGCGCACCATATCCACCAAATCATCACCATATGCCTCAATGTCGGCATCTGTAACGAGCTTCGTTTCGGGAGGAGTTTCCTTCGCCTTGGTGTCCAGTGCCGCCAGGGCACGGTCCAACTGCTCGGTAAGCGTCCGGTTCTGTTCGATAAGCCTTGGCACCTCTGCCTTATACTTACCTTCCATCACGCGAAAGCGTTGCTCCAGTACCGCATACTCAGGCTGCGCTACTTGAGCGCCTTGCTCCGGGGGTTCTACCAACTGCAAGGTAGGCTGCGTGGCGGCGGGCGTGGCTTCCGGGTTCCCCTCTTGGGGAGCGGCAGCGGCGTCCATCTCGGCCTGCAGTGCGTCTGCTTGGTCTAGTTGGGCTTGAATCTGCTTGGGCAATGCACTCACAAAAGTCTCCTTTTCGTGCCGAACGACGTTTAGCAAGCTATCTCTAGGGTTTGCATCACGTTACGGGCTACTACTCATTAAGCGGCTCTAGGCCGCACCAATTTTGGAGGCCAGCGCGGCGGACCGCTCCAGTTCCTCCAGCAAATCATTGAGCTGCTGAATGCGGCCCTGATACTGCCGGAACACGGACTCAGCAACTATCGTATCGTTAAGCGCGCGATACTTGTCGCGCAGCTCGGTCAAGTGTTTCTTGTACGGACTGAATTCCTCCAGCCCGTTCAGTTTCATCTGGCAGGCGACGAGCGATCTGTCAGCAGCCACGGCTTCCCTTCTTGACAGCGCCGCCGGTGGCCATTTTCTTCACCGGACCGCCGCACTTGAGGCCGACGGGAGACGCCTTGGCGAATGGGTTGCCTTTCGGCGCGACGCCCTTGCCGGCGGGGGAAATACCCTTCACCTGCTTGGCGTCGAGGCGTTCTTCCTTGCGGGAACCCTCCTTCATGCCCTTGGGCTCACGGTCTGCTTTTGACTTCTCGAACGGTTTGAACGCCATAAATCCTCCTGATTACAAAATAAGGTACAGTTATACCTGACGGAAGTCAAGTTACTGCAGCAAACGCAGCTTGTACAGCGTCGTCGCGTACAGGCCACAGATTTCGTCGATCACGTTCTCCAGAGGGCGGTCGCAAATCTTCTTGCCGAACGCAGTGCGGAGGTCTTCGAGCTTGTCGAGGTGCTTCTCCAGTACGGCGTCAATCGCGCCCGTAAGCGGAGTGCCGTACGGGATGTCGTCCATGCGCCCGTAGGTGCCTTGGTACAGCTCCGCGAAGCTGTCGGCCAAGTCGATCACCGCTTCGTAGAAGCTGCCGAGCGCCACATGCTGCTCGTAGCTCTTGGTCAGGAGGTGGGCGCGGTGGGCCTGCTCGCGGGACAGGAACAGGACAGATACGATTTCTGCGGCTTGTTTCATGCGATGTACCTAAGAAAAGTCAAACTACTGTTCAAACCGGAATTTCAGTCTCTGTGCCGAGTTTGCCCGCTTGGTAGTGAATGTCGAACTCGTACAGCCGGGCGTTGGCCGCGTAGGTATCGCCGCCCACGGTCGGGTTGCGACGAAACTCAAAACAAATCACCGCAGACTCCCGGTTTCCCGTCATGTCCAGCTCGGGGAAGGCGTCAAGCGCCTGTTTGTTGGCCGTATCGCTGTGGGGTACCGCCGGCACGCCGTCTAACCACGCGGAGTACGCGCCAAACACATCGCCAACATTGGCCTTTGTGTACCGCCACTGCCATACGACACCGCCGGCAGCGCTGGTGGTCTTCGACCAGTGCAGGTGTGGGCGAACCGCCGTCCCTTTCTCCCACGCGTGCGGCATCTGTGCGACGCCCCCTTGGCCATTGATAATCGAGCCAGAGAACAGGAGCGTGCCGGGGAAGTTGGTATTGTCAATCGTCGGTGGCGCGGCCTGACCAGCCGGGTTAAGTCCTTGCGCGGGAAACCGCAGGTCGTCCCATCGTGGCGACTGAACAAAGTGCATTCGCTGCCCTTCGATGGTAAGGTCCGTGATGTACCCATCGTCGTCTACGTGCGCAACAATTTGGTCATTTACGAAGATTTCGGCGCTCATGCGGGGGCCCCCATGTTGTCGGTGACCGGCTCACCAGTCATGAGCTGCTGTTTGTTCTGCTGCGGGTCTTCCTGCGCGCGCTGTCGTCCGCCTTCTCCGGCCTGCGGCTGCTGTGGCGGGGCCATGCCCTGCTGCATCTGCGCCTCCAACATCTTGAGCTGGAGTGCTTCGGCTGACGGCACGATGGCGTCGGCGTCCATGTCCAGCGTCTTGGCCTGTTCGTGGAGCAACGCGGCGATACCCTCCATGCCGACGATCTGCTGCACGACGGGAGAACTGAGCACCACCTGCAGGAACTCGTTGCGCCGAACCTGCGCGGCGTCCTTGACCACGAGGCTGTTGGCCCCGCGAGCAACGATGTTGACGTCGCCCTTGAGGTCGGGGTCGTCCGCGTACTGCATATTGTAGAAGTACAGGCGCTCAATCAGTGGCTTGGTGACGTAGGTGTCGATGTTGAAGATCACCTGTTTGATTGTCTTGCCGGCGTTGCTCATCAGCATGGACATGCCGGAGGCCGTACGCCCTGCGCCGCCGATGCCCGCGTTGTCGCCTGTGATGTACCGTGGGATGCCGGTATCCTCGTCGGCGCGCATCGAGAACTTGTCGAAGATCGCCATCAGTTCGCCGGACATGCTCTGCGGCTGGAAGAACTCCATTGGCTTCGCGGCGCTACCCATCGGGTCGTTGGTGAACTGCCAGATTTTCCACGGGAACATCTGCGTCAGGTCTTCTCCCGGCGGCAGTCTGTCGATGTTGACTCCAACCTGCGGCCCGGAGGCGATCCCCATGTTGTTCGCCATCGCCCGTGCGGCGTAGTTGCACATGTTCGCGCAGTCGCGCATGAGGTCGGGCGGTGCGTTACCCCACCATGCGCCGGGGATTTCCTCGAAGCACGCTTTGAAGTATGGCTTGCGGTGGAACGGATCGTAGTTGAGGATGGCCTTGATGACCCACCGTCCGATCAGCCACACCTCGCAGTGGTACTCCTTGGACGGGTCGAGCGGCTCGCCCCGGTCTTCGGTCATGCCCCATTCGATGAGCATCTTGCCCTGCACCGCGCCCCAGTACTGGATCGCGTCGATCTCTGCCTCGGGGTTGTTCATCACGGCGGAGACGGACTTGCCTTCGGCCTGCGCCTTGGACGAGTCGACAGCCAGCCAGTCGCGCAACCCGCCGCGTCCGTAGTCGTCGAGCACCGCCTTGATCGCGCCATCGTCGTATCCTTCGACGCCGACCAGCTCGGACAGGGACGTGCGGGTCAGCCGGTGGCGCTCAATCAGGTCTCCGTCGTCGGGGTGGGTACTGTTTGGTGCGGGATACAGGTTGAACGGGTCGACGCGGCTCCATGTCGGGACGATCTCCTCGACCACCACCGGCTCGTACTCACCGACCGTGGTCTCCTTCCACACCATTCGCGGCTTGCGACGCAGCGTCGGCCCCTTGACGCACGCCGCCGGGAACGTCACGATGTCGTCGATGAACTCTGCGAAGGCTCTGGAGAACGCTCCTTCTTCGAGCTGGTCCTCCATCTTCATCTCCATCCGACCGGCAGCTTCCTTCGCCATCTCCTTGATCTCGACCATCATGGTCGATTTGACCTGCTCGATCAACTCCCTGGCCATCTGCTCGGTGAGCGGCGCTCCGATCATCGCCTCGACCTGCATCGCCTTCTGGTTCGCTGCATCGTATACTGCACGGTGCAGGTTTGGCGGGAGGTCCGGCAACGGTGTGGGGTCGATCATCCACGGCTTTTCATCCCGGGCACCGGTCAGGGTGTCACGCAACCATGCCGACGCCGCCCGGCACTTGTTGCTCGTGATCATCATGTAGATTTCCGAGCCGCCGGTTTTCTTGATCTCCGCCAGCAGGTCTGGCTCGTACACACCCCGGCGTTGTCGCAGGTTCGTCAGGAGTCGCTGCTCTACGGTCTGCTGTTTGGCAACCCGCGCGGCCTCCCACACTTTCTTGACGTGGCTGGCCAGGGACTGTATGCCGGGCTGCTGCTGTCGCAGCTCCGCCTCGCGTTTCTCGTCTTCCAGAATATCCCGCAGACTGCGGGTAGGGAGAATCCCGTTGAGGTTCAGTCCGGCCATATGCTCGTCCCTGCGATAAATTTCCCGCTACTGTATCACATCTCGGTGCATCAACACCGCGCCCACGCCAGCGGAGCGGGCTTTATCTCCCTCCGCGCCGTCGTTACCGCCCTGCCGTATGCTGCCCCGCCATCGTGCTGCAGGCAGGCGTACTGGAGTCCGTCCGCGTAGTCCGACCACGGATGGCTTTTCTCTGGCACATCGTCCTGCACACCCTTCGTGTTGATCTTGTACCGGTACTTGCCCGCCAGCGCCTTGATCAGCTCCGTCTCGCTCTGGTTGATCAGCAGCGCCGACTGCCCTTCGACGGTTCGCGTCATGTAACTCTCGACCACAGCCAGCCGCGCCGCGAGGGTGTTTGTCATCGCGGGCTTCACCATGAACCCCTCCGCCTTGTATATGTCCGCGACTGTGCGCTCGTCGGTCTGCGCCCGCTGGAACGCTGCCGGGTCGATGACGATCATCGCCTGCTTCCCGGCGAACTCCGCCGCCAGCGTTGGCTTCAGCTTTTCCCGGATGAATCGCAGCGCGCCCATCCCCGTGTCCGTCCCGGTGATCGCCTTGTGCACCAGCACCCGCCCGTTGTACGTCGGCTGGGTGATGACCGCCGTCGGGTTCAGTCCTGCATCGACCCCGACGATCAGCGTACTCGCCTGCACGATCAGCGGCGTCTTGGCCACATGGATGTCCCGGTCGAAGCACCTGAACACCGGCATCCCCGCCAGCGACTTGCCCCACTTGCCGTGCACGTAGACGTCGATCCACTCCTCGGTCTTGCCGACGATGACGTCCTCGTAGTACCCGCTCGGCAGGTGCTGCACCCAGTCCGCCTCCGGCGACAGCCCGCTTGGCTGGATCGTGACGTGGCAGTTGTCCTCCGGGTCCGACAGGTACTGCTCCCAGAATGTGTCCCGGTCTGGCGGGTTCGTCGCGCCCCACACCTTCTTCATCTGGCGACCGGCGTCGTCGACGCAGCCCTGGATCGGGTTCCCCTTGTCGTCGTACCCCCACTCCGGACGGTGCGGCACCATCATCCCGTCGGGGTATCGCCCCAACCGGCTGGTCAACTGGTTGAACACGTCGGGGTTGATCTCCCGGAACTCGTCCAACATCCCGAACGACAACTGGAGGGAGAGCAGCCGCCGTACGTCGTCCGCGTC